TTCTACTACAGTCTGATCAACAAAGCAGGCAGCAAGCAACAGGCAGAACTAACGCCAGAAGTGCATTACAACGGATTTCACAATGAACGAGAGTTAATCGAGGATGACGATTGCGAGGCATGTAAGTTATAATGTTAGAAACTATATGTGACATAATGACTGACGCTTACAAGCGTAACTGGATTACCAGTCGTGATGGTAATGTGTCAATTCGTCATCACGACCGTGATCACTTTTATATCACACCCAGCGGTGTACGTAAGCAAACACTACAACCTGATCAATTTAAAAAGATCATAGTCAAACCACCGCTAACGTGGAATGAACCAGGTACAGGATTAATAGCAGATCGCTGGGGCTGGAAAGAAGATCAGTATACAGATATCAGCGCCAATCTAAAGCCCAGTGGTGAGATACCTCTACACTTTGGACTACAGAAACAGATGGGACAGCATGCTGGCGAAGTCCGTGTAGTTGTACACGTTCATCCTACTTACTGTATTGCGGCCATGCATGCCGGGATTAATCTTAGTGCTGTTAGCGATGCGTTCCCAGAACTAAACCGTTATACCAAGGTGGCATCTAACGTAGGTGATGTTCCACCTATTAGTCAGGAACTTGCTAATCAATGTTTTGAAAAATTAGGATTAGATGATAAAGGCAATATTGCATTCGATATTGTAGGAATTAAAGGACACGGTGTTGTTGCTATTGATACAAGCCCGTGGCGTGCCTATGAGCACATAGAAAGATTAGAACATATTTGCAAGATAGTACTTGCTTCAGGAAAATATTAATGAGTAAAGCACAATACAATTTAAACACAAAGACAGACTATCTTAATCGCAAGATGTTCTTGGACCCAGCAGGGCCAGTTACTATCCAACGGTTTGAAGAAGTCAAGTACAAGAAGATTGCAGACTTTGAAGCAACAGCACGTGGCTTCTTTTGGCAACCTGAAGAGATCAGTTTGACTAAAGATTCAAACGACTTTAAAGATGCCAGCGATGCAGTTAAACATATCTTTACCAGTAACCTGCTACGTCAAACAGCCTTAGATAGTTTGCAAGGTCGTGGCCCAAGTCAAATCTTTATGCCTGTAATATCGTTGCCTGAACTGGAGGCACTGGTCTACAACTGGACATTCTTCGAAACTAACATTCACAGTAAGTCATACAGCCATATCATCCGTAACATCTACAATGTGCCAAAGGATGTGTTCAACACAATTCACGACACTAAAGAAATTGTAGACATGGCCAGCAGTGTGGGCAATTACTACGAAGCATTACATGTCATTAATTGCCGTAAGCAGTTAGGTGAAACTATTCCTGAAAAAGAATATATTAAAGCAATCTGGTTAGCACTACACGCATCATATGCTTTAGAAGCGTTCCGCTTTATGGTTAGCTTTGCTACCAGTTTGGCTATGGTTGAGAACAAGATCTTTATGGGCAATGGCAATATTATTCAATTGATTCTACAAGATGAATTGTTACACAAGGGCTGGACGGCCTATTTGATCAATCAGGTAGTAAAAGAAGACAGTCGCTTTGCCACAGCCAAAGCAGAGTGTGAAGCTGAAGTCTACGCATTGTATATGGATGTGATCCGTGAAGAAAAGGATTGGGCTACGTATCTATTCAAAATGGGTCCAGTGATCGGTTTGAATGCTAACATCTTGCGTGACTTTGTCGATTTCACAGCAGTTGGTGCATTAAAGGAAATTGGTATTAAGTATCAGGCAAGTGCTCCTAAGAGTACTCCAATTCCTTGGTTCAACAAACACGTTGATACCAGCAAAAAACAAACAGCTCTACAAGAAAGTGAAAGCACCAACTATGTGATCGGAGTCATGGGAGAAAATCTTGACTACGATGCCCTTCCGGCTATATAATAAACTATGTACAAAGCACAATTCAAACGAAGCAATCCATACGAATCTTGGACCACAATAGGACATTATGGCAACGAACAATCTGCCATAGCAGCCGCACTGAGTTATAAAAACAAAGGCATGCTGTTAGTCCGGGTCACAGACAAGAATGGCGGCATTGTGTACACAGGATAATATAGGAAATAGAATGAAAGCAATTGTATGGAGCAAGTATAACTGTCCCTACTGTGATCAAGCCAAAGCATTGCTCACACAGCGGAACATAGCATATGAAGAACGCAAGATTGGCGACGGCTACACTAGAGAAGATCTTTTAGAATCTGTACCTAATGCACGTACAGTGCCGCAGATATTCATTAACAATCAATTAGTTGGTGGCTTTACAGAACTTAAAATTTATTTAGAACAAACAGCCGGCGGATTCGGCAAAGGACAAATATGATGTTGATAGACAAAGGTGTTGCAGTAGGAGAAGTGGTTACATTAAAACTCACCAGTGGTGAAGAATTAGTGGCAAAATTAGCGGAAGATCAGATCATGCACTATAAACTGTCTCATCCCATGGTCATTGCCATGAGTCCAAAAGGTCCAGCACTGATGCCCTATCTGTTTACTGTAGATCCCAGCAAAGAAGTAAGAATAGCCAAAGGTGTAGTAGCCGTAGTAGAAGCCACAGACAAGCAGTTTGCTGATCAGTTTATACAACAGACCACCGGGATCGCAATGGCTTAAATAGTGTATGGCAACCACCCCAACCATTGCTCCGTCAAACGCAGATTCATCTACTGTAACAGGTCCTAATCTAGTACCTCACCAACATAATTTTAATTCTATAGTAGGATTGAGGTTTGGTACCAACGGTCGTGTAGAACCAGTATATGATGCGGCCAACGTCTACGCTAATGGTCAGATTATTGCGTTATACAATGCATCGTCTACTCCGGGCGCATTCTCTGCTACGGCTGTGCCGAGAGTCACAGTGGTATCAGCTGTGCAGAACGTTGAAGGTGACGAAGACAACACTGCGGGTAAAGTAGAAGCAGATAGATTTTTAGCAGAAGGTAGAATCAATGCTGCAGAACACAAGACACTAACCACTACCCCTCCGCCCAAAACCGAAGGAGTTAAACCATCCGCTGCTGTGCCAGGTCGAGATGTAGCCGCAGTTACTGGTGATCTCACATACGCAACTAAACTAACACCAAACGGATTTACTCTAGGCCAAGCTATTAAGAATGTAACTTTTCCTAGGACCATTCCTCAGTTAGCTGATAACGTAAGAGGCCTACCTGTTCAGAACATTGTAAACAATCTAGCAGCGTTAGCGGTAAACATTCTCGAGCCTGTCAAAGCAAAATATTCCAACATGTTGATCACTAATACGTATCGTCATGGACCGGGTCAAGCACAACATGGCACAGGACAAGCAGCTGACCTTCAGTTTCGAGGAGTTCCTGCTCATAGCTATTTTGAAATAGCAACATGGATAGAAAAAAATATTCCGTATGATCAGCTGTTGCTGGAATATCTTCCAGGCAAGACTGTATGGATTCATATCAGTTACGCCATACCGGGTTTGCCTTACGGCGGGCAATCTGTTAGAGTAAGCAAACCAATTAACAGATTGGCCACGCTCAACGGAGCAGCAGGCGGCAAGTTTACAGTTAATTTGCATGCAGATATTGTAGTAGCATCTGTACCTAACCGCATAGTGGCAGCATAACATGAAAAAATTATTTTGGAACATATTAGGATTCATCAGTTTAGGTATGGCCTACATAGGGTTGATAACTCCGGGTATACCCTACTCGCCGTTTATTGTATTCTCAGCCTATTGCTTCAGCAAGGGATCGGAACGCATGCACCGTTGGATCTACAATCACAAGATATTCGGACCATTCTTAACAAATTGGAATGAAAAGAGAGTGTTTCCACAGAAAATGCGCTATTTGATGTTGACAATGATGTCAATAAGCCTTATAATGATGTATGTGAGCGGAGTAAAACCCGTGGGCATATTGAGTACAGCAGTGTTTATGACGATCGTGGCAATTTGGGCATGGAGATTTCCTAATACCCCAGAAGAACATGATCGCCGCAAAGCAGCTGGTGAAAACATAGGTTGGCTTAAATAACAACACACAGAGACAGAGTCTTTTTAACAACAAGGAAATCAAGTAAAATGGTAACAGGAAAAGTAAAATGGTTTAACGACGCCAAGGGTTTTGGCTTTATTACGCCGGACGATGGTGGCGCAGACTTATTTGCTCACTTTTCACAGATTAATTCGAGTGGCTTCAAGAGCCTACAAGAAGGACAGAGTGTAAGGTTTGAAGTAACTCAAGGTATGAAAGGCGCACAGGCCAGTAACATCCAGCCTGCCTAAGTAGGAACAAAAATGAAACCGTACGAATTTATTGTAGCAATTTTAATTGTTACATTATTAGTAATACATTTCATTTTTTAAAGAATTGTTGTAGTCCTTGAATGGACAAAGTTGTAAAGTAAGGCATTCTGGACGCGGGTTCGACTCCCGCCTCGTCCAATGAGGGTATTCGAAATAGTATCCTGATTGGGCGAGTCATGGTTTCGACAGGGTGAGATAGGATAACGACTCAACACGTGGGGTCACGTAAAATACAAAAAACGTAAATGCAACAGCAGATACATTCGACTTCAGCGCAATGAGCTTCACTGGTAATACCGTTCGCGGTGCTGCTAATGAAAGCAGATTTGCCCTAGCTGCCTAAAAAACAGCAGGTCCGGGGTAGGAAATACCTTGTAAACAAAACTACCAAAAGCGGCTATTCGTAGCCGCTTTTTCTTGACTTCTCAGTAGAAACACTGTATATTAGTCAGTGTAGCTTGATGGACAAGCTATTGTAAACAATCTAAAGGAATCAGAAATGAAAAAATTGTTAGCGTTAGGCGCCCTTCTCGGCGCTATGGGCTTTGTATATGCCCAAGGATATGCAGGTATTGAATATGCAGATAATCATAACCGTGCAACAGGAGCAGACAGCTACTCCCCGGGTGTAGTAGTTGGAGTTAAAGATGGTGCTTGGCAATATTCAGGTAAAACATCGTGGAGTCAAGCAGAATATGGTAACGGTGCTATTACCACTGCCTATGAAGCTCGCATCAAGCACAGCTGGAAAGTTGCAGGTGGAATCCCATACGCTCAGGTTAGATTAGGCGAACAAGTTTCGTCAACTACTAATTTTTCTTACTATGCAGTAGATGCTGGTGTAGTGGTTCCTGTTGTAGCAAAAGTGGGTGTTGATTTCAGTTATAGGTATCGCAATGCTTTTAACACCGGCAACAATTTTGAAACCAATCGTTATGGTATCGAACCTACTTTTCAAATAACTAACAAAGACAAAGTCGGTCTTCGTTATTCTCAAAGCTATGGCGACAGTAAAATTAATTCTTGGCGTCTTGCATACAATAGAAGTTTCTAATCTAGTAGAGATACACAACAGGACCTTCGGGTCCTTTTGTTATTGAAAAAATCTATGAGCATCATTAAAAAATATTTAGGCAAAACCTATTGATTTTACAGATCAATAGGATATATAATATACATATACAACGATATGTTGTAGTAGTTTTCAACACACACAAGGAGACAATATGAAAACAGTTGGCGATAAGTTAGAAAAATTCACAGTCACAGGTGTCAAGCCAGGACAACCAGAAGATGC